CCCTCGGGACAGGGAGGACGCTAAACGGAGGCGTTCTCCCTGATTTTCTTTTGTCGGGACATTATCTCGCCCCGACCTGTCAAAAGCCATTCGGCGGAGACATCGTATTTCTCGACGAGATAATTCAGCCACGCCACCTGAAATATGTCCCTCGACATATCTTTTTCAAGAGAGTTCAGATTCCAACGATTTATCTCGAACTCTTTCGTAAAAGTCTGTTTCCCTCTGATAACTCCGATTGCTTTCAGATGATAGAGAGCCTGAAAGAATCGACCTATTATTTTTTGACTGTCCTCTGATTGCATAACTCTGTCGATTTAGCGATTGCGGCGGCGAATCTCGTCTCCATTTCCTGTTCGCGGGCGTTTGCCTGTTCTCTCCATTTTTCGAGCGTCTCGGGGCTGTAAACGGGCGTTCTGCCGCTCCTGACAGACTGTTCGTATTCTCGGAGTTCCTCGGGCGACATCACGGGGATATACTTTTCGATTTCGAGTATCGCCTGAACCTGAGCGAACGCCTCCCGCTGGAGGTTGAACAGTTCTCCGATTTCGAGCATATCGCCCTGACCGAGGAGCAGCCACCGTCCGCTGATTTCAGGCAATTTCTCCAACAGGGTAACGACAGGTTTAATCCCGAAATTCTCTCCTCGGAGGAGTTTTGCAAGATACTGAGGCGTCCAACCTAACAGGGCGGCGAACTCGGTCTGTCGTCCTCCTGTCTTATATTTTATTATTTCGAGCAGCCTGTTATTCATAGTTTGATTCTTTTATATGTTGCGTGTTCCATATCTTTATCCAAAAGAATCTCTATCATATCATCGGAGAGACTGTCAGCGATAACAGCGGAATAACCGACGAACTCTTTCGGGGCGTGTTCCATACGGCGAGTTAATTCTGTCTTAGCCGTGTTCGTCCGCATTTTATATACTGTATTATTAAGGAACAGGAGGTCGTTTCTATGCTCCGAGAGCGACTGTTCCCTATAATATACCTTTGTTAAAGAATCTTTTCTCATTTCGAGTAAGTTCGCCTCTATCTGTTCCTTAAAAACGTCGCCATACCCGAAAAGACTATCCATTCTCGAAAACTGAGGGGTGGAAATCCCTTTTAGAGCCAATAACTCTTTGGCTCTCTGTGCGGGGTCTTGGGGGGAGTTTGAACACCCTGACAGAACGAGAGCCGACAGACACAGGGCGAGGAATATGTTTCGCATATTGATTTAATATTTGGGAATTATTCTTTGAAATTGACCGAACCCGACTATCCGACAGCGGCAGAGGAGACATCGTCTCCCCGTCGGGCAACTGTTTTTTCTTTTTCTGAGAGCTGCGTTTTCAGTAGCGAAATCAGGTCGTCTATCTGTTTGTCTCGGGCTGACAGGCTCGCCGACTGCGCCTCGATAACAGCCCACACGGAACGGGGAATCGTAATGTCCGTTTGCCCGTTCAGGTTATCGTCGGGAACGGTTTTCAGCAGTTCTCCCTCGCCTGTCAAAATCCAAACATCGTTTATATTTTCATCGAGAGAACAGAGGCGTTTCACAAACTTTTCAGATAGAGGCACTTTACCATTCACTATCTGAGAGAACGAGGATTTCTGATAGCCGAGCATTCTCGCAAGGGCGGTTTCACTCTCGGCAACCTCCTGAAAGATAAGCCAATTTATGACTTTTTTAATGCGTCTCGTTGTGTCCACAATTCTTAATAAATGTTAAAGTATAAAATTTGTTGCGATTTATTCGTTCCGAAATCCAAACTTTGTTTATATTTGCACTCGGTTACGATTTAATCGACGCACAAAGATACGAAATCGGAGAGAAAATCGGAAATAAACCAATAAGTAAAATCGGAATTTTAACATTTAACGAAATTACGAAGATATGAAACCGACACCAGTTTTCAAGACTGAATGCCAAGCCGAGCGGGAGAAACGAGACTTGGCAATCTACAACGAGTATCAGGAACTCGTCTCGGTCGAGGGTCAGAGCAGAACCCTCGTCGTCGATTATCTGATGAAGAAATACAACATTCACTCAGCGGGGACGGTATATCTAATCCGCCGCCGTGTCGAGGAGCGTCTAAAGCAAGAGGAGGCACAGGCATGAAAATCGACAGCAAGAAAGTGATTCAGTGGTCGATTCTCTCGACCCTGTTCAGCGTCGGATTCCTCGCGTTCTTAGTTCTCGCGGGCGACGACGACCCTCAGAACCCCCTCCCGCTCGGACGTTGGCTGACAGTCAAAGCATGTGCCGCTGCCGTCGTCTATGTGTGTGTTAAACTCGGGAAATATCTCGACCGCAAGGGGCTGATTCCTGAAATCGACGAAAACGAAATCCCCTGACTATGGAGGCGAACGCAATCGAGGCAATGAACCTCAAACTCGACAGAATCGAACGTCTGACCCTGTTAGCGGCGAAACCTGTCCTCGACATCGAGGAGGCGGCTCTGTTCACGGGATTCAGCGTCGGACACCTGTATCGGCTGACGAGCGGAAAGGAAATCCCCCACTACAAGAAAGACCGAAAACTCTATTTCAAGAAAGCGGAGTTGGAGGAATGGATGCTCGAAACCCGAATCCTGACGAACGACGAAATCGACGCTCAGGCTCAGGCTTACGTCCTCAGACATTAAACAACCCATTTATAAACAATTAAATTCCAACAGTATGGAAAACGAAATCATCGAAGTAAAACAGGTGGAGGTTCTCTCCGCTCTGAATCGGGCAGAGGTCGATATTCAGATTTCGACCGCAAAGCAGTACCCCCGAGACCTGAACCGAGTTCTGAACACCATCGCCACCTATGCGACGATGGACAAAGAGACCGCCGAGGACTGTTTCTATGTCCTCCGCCGCAAAGACAAAGACGGAAACGATTCCGTTATCGAGGGACTGTCAATCCGTATGGCGGAAATCATCGCCTCGGCATGGGGCAACCTCCGCATTCAGACCCGAATCGTCGGGAACGACGGGCGAATGATAACCGCTCAGGCAATGTGCCATGACCTCGAATCGAACGTCGCCGTCTGCAAGGAGGTCTCCCGCTCAATCGTAACGAAAAAGGGCTACACGTTCTCTCAGGATATGCAAATCGTTACAGGGAACGCCGCCTCCGCAATCGCGTTCCGAAACGCCGTCCTGTCGGTTATCCCGAAAGCCGTTACGAAAAAAATCATCAACGAGGTAAAGGAGGTCGCGCTGGGTCAGTCGATAGACCTCGAAACGAGCCGACAGAACGTCCTCGCCTATTTCAAGAAACTCGGCGTAACTCAGGAGCAGGTATTCCTGTATCTCGGCGTTCAGTCGCTCGACCAAATCGACAAAAAAATGATTTTTGAACTCCGAGCCACGGCGACGGCTATCAAGGAGGGAACGACGACTGTTCAGGAAACATTCATCAACCCCGAAAAGGAGGCTAAGGCTCAACAGGCGGCGGCAAAGAAAGCGACGACCGCTCAGGACAAAGCGGCGGCGGCAATCGCTCAGGCGACAGGCGCAGCCCCCATTCCCGCCGTCGAGACCGTCGAGGCTGAGGAAATCGACCCCGAGACAGGGGAGGTAATCAAGACAAAGAAATCAACCAAAAAATAACAGAAAATGGAACTCAAAGAACAAAACCTGAAAGCGGCTTACGCAGTCGCTGACGAGAATCTGAAACCCGTCCTCCGCGCCATGTTCCCCGACGCAGATCTGACAGAGGACAATCGCCCTGTAACTGACAGAATCAGGACGTTCGAGGACGCTGTCGAGGCTCTCAGCGAGGAGCACCCGTTCGTCGTCGCATACAGAGCCGTCGAGGACATCGACGAATGTTCAGGCGACATCGAGGCTTACCTGAAACTCCGAATCATCGTCGCCGCCCTGAACGAGGGCTGGGAGCCAAAGTTCACGGAGGACGAAGTTCGGTATTTCCCGTGGCATATCCTATGGACGACCGACGAACTCGCCCAAAAGTCCGAGGAGTGGAAACGAGACCGCTGTCTGATTCCCACAGGCGACTATGTAACAGAATATGCGGGTCTCGCCTATGCGCACTCGAATCGCGCCCCCTCGTCTACGTCTGCGATCTTCGGCTCTCGCCTTTGCTTAAAGAGCGACGAACTCGCCACGTTCTGCGGCAAACAGTTCATCGAGTTATGGGCTGATTTTTGGCTCCTCCGCCGCTGATAACCCGTTCGGGAGGGTAACTCTCCGCTGCCCTCCCGAACTCCCCGTAAAATCAAAATTTAATCAAAATAACAGAACAATGGATAAAACAGTCGATAACGCAATCGAAGCCCTCGACAAATGGGCTAAAGCGGACAGCGATAACAGAGCGGTAATCTGTATCACGTTCGAGAAACAGAATGAAACAGTCAACGAATCGAATGTCAGGGTCGATGCCGAGCAACAGAACCTGAGTTACGGTCAGAACGGGAATCTCGTCCTCGCCCTGACCTCCGCCCTCCAAGAAAACAATGCGGCTCTTGCCCGTCTCGTCGCAATCGCCGTTCAGACCATTCAGAACAAACATTTCAAAACAGGAAAGCAATGAGCAACACAGTAATCCGCCCGAAAGACAGAGCCGAGTGGCTCAAAGTCAGAGAATCAGGAATCGGTTCGTCCGAGGTCGCAACCATCGTCGGACTGAACCCGTGGGAAACCCCCTATCAGTTATGGAGACGCAAAATCGGTCTCGACGCTCCGAAACAGGAGAATTTCGCCATGAAAGCGGGACACTATCTCGAAGATGCGGTGGCTCAGTTTTGGCACGACGAGACGGGTCGGGACATCATCAAAGCGTCGGCAGGGGATTGGATAATCCGAGACAACGACCGCCCGTTCCTCCAAGTCTCCCCCGACCGCACGTTTTGGCTCGGGGAGAGCCGCTCTCCGAGCGACAAAGGAATCCTCGAATGCAAGACGACCCAAATGTCAATCGACGGAGACGACCTCCCGAAACATTGGTTCTGTCAGGTTATGTATCAGCTGGGCGTTGCGGGCTATACACAGGGCAGTATCGCGTGGCTCTGTTCAGGTCGAGAGTTCGGGTATAAGAACCTCGATTTCGTCCCCGATTTCTACGGGTGGCTGATTGAGGAGGTCGAGCGTTTTTGGGTCGATAATGTTCAGGGACACAAAGAACCCGAGCCGACGAACGTAAGCGACATTCTCCTGAAATTCAACCGCCACACCGACGGAAAAATCGTCGAGACCTCGGAGGAGATTTTCGAGGTCTATCAGAACCTGAAAGAGGTTCGCCGTGAACTCGACGCTATCGAGGCTCGAAAGACCGAGTTGGAGGACAAAATCAAACTCGCTTTCGGGGACGCAGAGGGTCTCAGTTTCGGCGGACAGACAATCGCCACATGGAAAGCCCCGAAACCCTCGTCAAAGTTCGACGCGAAAGCGTTTCAGGCGGCGCACCCTGACCTCACCCGAGAGTTCACAGTCCCCACTCAGGGGGCGAGACGATTCCTCCTCAAATAACCCGTTCAGTCAATCGGTCGCATGATAGTGATTTCAAACAAGCAGCGAGACGACATCGTCCGTTACCTCGACCTCCTCTGTCAGACCTTACAGGGAACAGACACTCGGACGTATAACACGAAACGCCTCGCCCGAATCCTGTCAAAGAGGCTCGACGCGAAACAGCCGATTTCGTCCGACGAATTGACTGAAAGGTTAAAAATTCATAAGCAAATTAAGTGATTACGAGATAATCATATTAACTTTGCAATAACCGAAAAAACAGAATGAAAAGTAACAAAAATATACGCTCCGTGAATGGGTGGGAACTCCGAAAGGAATCCCGACGCAACTGTTATGCGTGGTTAGCCCTACCCACGGGGCTTTTTATGTTTCAATGATAACACTCAGAGAAAATCAATCTGAACCGATACAGAAAGCGATACAGTTCTTTCAGGAGGCAAAGCCGAAACCGAGCCTGATAGTCCTCCCTACAGCGTGGGGAAAATCAATCCTGACAGCGTTCGTCGCCAAGAATACGACAGACCGTCTCCTCGTTCTCCAGCCGTCGAAAGAACTCCTCGAACAGAACTATCGGAAATATTGCTCCCTCTGCGGGGATTTCGGCTGTAACGCGGGCATCTATTCAGCCTCGTTCGGACGACGCGAAATCGCTCAGATAACATACGCCACAATCGGTTCTATCAAAAACCTCGGAGAGACATTCAAGCGATACGGATTCACGAAAATGTTAATCGACGAGGCGCACCTGTATCCCCGAGAGGCTGACAGTATGCTCGGGCGATTCCTCCAAGACAGCGGGATTACGCACGTCCTCGGAATCACGGCGACCCCTGTCAAGTTACAGACCAACCGAGACCGAGATGGACAGTCGTTCTCCAAACTCGTTATGCTGACCTCCCGCTCGAAAAAGGGGAATTTCTATAAAGACATTATCCACGTCGGACAGGTTCAGGAAATGGTTCGTCTCGGCTTTTGGTCTCCCCTCCTGTATGAGGAGATGGGGTTCGACGACAGCCTCCTCGTTTTCAACAGTTCAAAGTCGGAATACACCGAGGACAGCGTTCAGCGGGCATACGACGCGAACGGGGGAACTCAGAGCGTAATCGACGCTCTCGACAACCACCCCGAAAGGAAACACGTTCTCGCGTTCGTTCCGTCCGTCTCGGACGCTATCTCCCTGTCAGAGCGATACCCGAACTCCGCCGTTATCTACGGCGAACAGGACAAACGGGAGCGAGAACAGACTGTCTCCCGATTCAGGGCGGGCGAAATCCGTGTCCTGTTTAACGTCCGAGTTCTCTCGACGGGTTTCGACTACACGGGAATCGACTGTATCGTTCTCGGAATCTCGACAGCCTCTATCGCCCTGTATTATCAGATTATCGGTCGAGGGACACGAATCGACCCTGACAAAACCGACTGTCTGATCTGCGACCTCGGAGGAAACGTCTCCCGTTTCGGACACGTCGAGGACATCGTTTTCGAGAAAGGAAAACTTTGGAGAATGTTCGGTTCAGGCGGTCGTCTCCTGTCAGGAATCCCTATCCATGACATCGGCAAGTACAGCCGAGAGGACACGAAAGCAATCGACGCTCAGGCGGAACAGCCTATTCAGGTTATGCCGTTCGGGAAATATCAGGGCGAAAAAATCGCCAATATTCCCCTGAATTATCATCAATGGATGATACGGGCGTTCGATTGGAATCCTCGAAACGAGAAACTCAGGAAATCAATATTAGCGACCATGTAAAACAGCCTCAGACTATGGGACGACCGAATAAAAATAACGCCGAGTATTTCAGCCACGATGCGGATATGAGGAACGACGTAAAAGTCAAAGCCCTCCGCCGTCGGTTCAGCCACACAGGATATGCCGTGTGGAATTATATACTCGAAACCCTGACCGATACCGAAAATTTCGAGATTGATTTTCGGGAGGTAAACAAAGAACTCCTCGCCGCCGATTTCGACGTAACGGTTCAGGAGTTGAACGACATCGTCGGTTACGCCTGTAAAATCGACCTCCTCCAAACGAGCGAGGACGGTTCGGTTCTGTTCAGCGCAGCCCATAAACGCCGTTTCAGTCAGTTGTTGGAACGGAGGGCGAAACTCTCAGAGGCGGGCAAAAAAGGTATGGCGAAACGGTGGTCGTCGAATAATCCCGATATAACTCCCGATAAGGAGGTTATAACTCCCGATAGCAAAGAAAAGGAAAGTAAAGCAAAGGAGAGTAAAGGAAAGCAAAGAGAAATAAATTATCCTTATCAGGATATTGCCGACCTGTGGAATCGAATCTGTTCCTCTTTGCCGAGAATCAAGGCTCTCAACGATAACAGGCGGCAGAAAATCCGTCTCCGCCTCGGCGAAATGGGGGCAAGCCCCGAAATCTGTCTCGACCGCCTGAAAGAGTTATTCGAGCGGGTCTCCGCCTCGAATTTCCTCTGCGGGAATAACTCGAACGGTTGGACGGCGACGTTCGACTGGGTGTTCGAGAACGGCAAGAATTGGGTTAAAATCGTCGAGGGCAATTACGACAACGACCGAGGCTCTCGTTCTGCGGCTCTCAGAGGCTCTCAGACGGGCGCAAATCTCGGAGTGGGAGAATTTATCGAACAGACGACAGGACGGCGCACATACGGCTCAGGACGAGCCACAATCCCCGCCGACGCTCCTCCCCGTCCGTCCGAGAGACATTCATGGGACGCAGCCTCTAAAACTTGGATTTTATTATGAAACTGAATTGGGAGAAATACGGAATCGACGCTCCACGCGGGACATCGGGAAACAAGAAAGTTTTCTGCCCTCAATGCCATGACCAGCGTCGAGATAAGAGAGACAAGAGCCTCTCAATCAATCTTGCCACGGGCGAGTTCAACTGCCATTATTGCGGATTCAGCGGGTGCGCCGCTGAAAAGGAATCATGGGAGCGGAGCGACCGCCCGTGGCATAACTACGCGCCTATCCGCCGACAGAAACCCGTTTATAAGAAACCGCAGCCCCGCCCGACCGCTCCTCTCTCGGCAAAGGTTCTCGCGTGGTTCAAGGGTCGAGGAATCTCAGAACAGACCCTCCTCGCTATGAAGATAACCGAGGGAATGGAGTGGATGCCTCAGAAGAACGGACAGGCGAACACCGTCCAATTTAATTATTTCCATAACGGCGAACTGATTAACACAAAGTTCAGGACGGGCGACAAATGTTTCAAACTCGTTTCAGGCGCAGAACTCCTCCCGTATAACATCGACGCAATCAAAGGACAGCCCGAATGCATCATCACGGAGGGCGAAATGGACGCTCTGTCGTTCTATGAATGCGGTCGGCATGACGTTGTCTCTGTCCCGAACGGAGCGAACGCGAATCTCGATTATCTCGACGACTATATCGAGGAATATTTCGACGACAAAGAAACAATCTACATAGCCTCGGACACCGACACGAAAGGGGTTCTCCTGAGAGACGAACTCGTCCGTCGTTTCGGGGCTGAACGCTGCCGAATCCTCGAATACGGGGAGGGTTGCAAGGACGCGAACGAACACCTCCAAAAGTTCGGTCGAGACAGTCTCCTCGGCTGTATCGCCGCCGCTCCTGAAATCAAGTTGGAGGGCATTTTCACGGTCTCGGATTTTGAACAGTCCCTCGACGCTCTGTTCGAGAACGGTATGCAAAAGGGCGTTACTATCGGGCATGAGAATTTCGACCGTCTCTGTTCGTTCGAGACGAAACGCCTCTGCGTCGTTACGGGTATTCCTCAGTCGGGCAAATCCGAGTTCATCGACGAGATTCTCGAACGTCTGAATATCAGATACGGCTGGCGTGTCGCCGTGTTCTCTCCTGAAAACGCCCCTCTCGCCTATCACGCCTCGAAACTGATTGAAAAGTTCACGGGCAAAAAATTCGACAAAGAGCACCTCTCGTTCGGGGAGTATAAACAGGTCAAAGAACACCTCGAACAGAACTTTTTTTTCATATCTCCCTCGGAGAATTTCAAACTCGATACAATCCTCGACAGAGCAAAATATCTCGTCCGCCGTCGAGGAATCAAAATCCTCGTAATCGACCCGTATAACCGTCTCGAAAGCGAACAGGGCGGACGGAATGAAACGCAATACATATCAGAGCAGCTCGACAAACTGACGACGTTCGCTCAACTGAACGACGTTCTGATTATCCTGATGGCTCACCCGACAAAGCAACCACGAAACAAGGACGGAGTTATCGAAGCCCCGACCCTGTACGATATAAGCGGATCTGCGAACTTTTTCAACAAAACGGATTTCGGTCTCGTCGTCCACAGAAACAGGACTGACAACACGGTCGAGGTTCACGTTCAGAAAGTCAAGTTCCGACACCTCGGAGAGTGCGGCACGGCACTGTTCAAATATAATCTCAACAACGGACGTTACGTCCCGTTCGTGAACGGTACAGAGCCTGTTTGGGATAACTCGAACCATATTCAGGAGGAGTATCGCAGACGGGTTCAGGAGGCGGAACAGGCGGCGACGTTCGATTTTGACCCGTTCGGCTATCCCGAGACGGACGAGGCTCCATTCTGATAACAATTTAATAACCGATAAATAACAGAGTTATGGACGAATTATCCGAAAAAACATTCCTCGATTGGGGAGACGTTCTCCTGACAATCCAAATCCCGAAAGGGAAACGAATCATCATCGTATCTCCCGAGCGTCTCTCGGAGATTCTCAAACGTGAACAATGGAACGGACACCTCCCCGACAGCGTGAACGTCGAGGAACTCGTTCGAGTAATCGCAGACGGGATATGAAACAGACAGAGAGAATCCACCACCGCTGCCGCTGTCTCGACAGGAATTTCACGTTCGAGGAATGGGTCAATTATCTCCGAGAGGAAAACCCCTTAGGAGAATCCGTCCTGACTGTCGGAGGCGAGTTTCAGTTCAATGTCTCGGACGTGTGTATGACCCCGCGCCGCCCTGTCAGGATAGAGAAAAATTTCTGTAAGCTCGAAATCAGGACGGCTCAATCCCTGAACGGTCGCTGGGACTATGGAATGAACCTCGAACTCCACACGGAGGGACGACACTGCGGGGCGGGATTCATCGACGACCCCGAGAAAGGATTCCCGACCGAGAAAGCGGCGATTTTCGACTGTCTCCTCTACACAGAGGACAGGACGGTTCAGAAAATCAAGGTTCTCGAACAGCGGGGCGACACCCCCGATGGCGACGACGAGGAATCAGGTCGAGAACCGAAATCCTCGGCGGTTATCTCCTCCATGAGAGCGTTCCTGAAAGAGATTCAGCGATACAAGCAACATTACGACCCCAAACAGTTAAGTCTATTCGATTTATGAAAACTTTCGTAATAACCCTGTCGAGCGTGTTCCCGACGACACACCCGAGAAAAGGTAAAGGAACGGCGTTCGCTCCCGCTTTCAGGAACGGACAGACCTGTCGGAAATGCAAGGAAAAGTATCCCGCCCTCTGTTTGGGCGATTGCTTTTCAATCCGAAAGATACACACCATACGGGCGAATTATCCCCTGTGGGAGAAAAGAATCGCTCAGATTCAGAACGGCGAGGCGGTTCTGTCCGTCCGTCAATGGACGGGGAAACCCTATCGGAGTAAACAGGTCGAAATCGCTCGTCTGTCAGCCGAGGACGGGGTCGGGATTCAGGAACTCAAACTGACCGACCTAATGAGACCGACGACCATAAACGGAACTCGGGTCGAACTCCCTGTTCTCGCTCAGAACGACGGTCTCAGTTTCGACGATTGGTTCTTTTGGTTCAACGGTTACGACCTCTCGAAACCTCTCGCCATTATCCATTTCACGAAATTTCGTTACGGGCAATGAGACAGACCGAAATACTCAAACAGTTCTCCTCCGCTCCTCTGACACGGGAACAGATGCTCGTTCAGCAGCAGCGGAATCTCGGGAGACCTCTGTTCAGCCTGACACCTGTTCAGGAGGACGAGCAGATCGAGAAAATAAAACTCTCGAAAATCCTCGACCGAGACAGCCTGTTCCGTTTCGCTTACGTTCCGTTCGTTATCGCTCGGCTCGTTTGGGATTATGCGGAAACCCTCTTAGACCTCTCGGCATTGATGAGACTCCGAGAGACCCGTCCTCTCTGTCGGGCTATCCGTGAACTGAAACGGGATTACGACAGATTCAGGGCGAGATACATCGACGAGACGCACAAGGAATCGGAGGAGGAAAATATGCTCGTTTTCGAGGACGGGGTCTCGGATATAACCAAACTCCTCCTGACGAATATCCGAATCGACCTCAAAAGCGAATACCCTGACCTCCGTCCCGAGTTCGTCGATTTCCTCGTCGCTGTCTATCAATGTGAAATTACGCTCCTGTCCCTGTTCCGTTACACGGAGAAACAGACGGAAAAGGTCGAGAGGCTCGTCGGGCATAAAATCGGGAAAATTCTCCCGTCCGAACTCCGTCGTCTCTCGATACTCGTTCCTCAGTTCGTCGGCGACAAACCGATTTCAGACAGGTTCAGGAAACAGAAACAGACATACGTCGAGACGTTCGCAACCCAAATGGCTCTGATTGAACTCGACGGGTCGGCTCTCGACGACGGAAAGGAGGACAGCCTATGAAACCACAGGGAAACGGAATCGTCGAACTCCATGACAGCAAACAGACAGAGCGAGGGTTCGGCTGTATGAAACTGATTGAATATCTGACAGAGGACGCGGTCAAAGATTGGGACGAATGGCACGGCGCACACCTCAGAGCTGCAGCGGGTCAATGTCCTTACACGGAACGCTGCCCGATTCACGCTCGGAGCGTCGAGAAAGCCCTGAACAATCCCCGAAAGCCTCTGCAATTAACATTATTCTAACCACCTTATAACAAGGTTATGGAAAATTCAAACATCACTCTCGACCCCGACATGGCTCAGGGTATCGAAATCACGCTGACAGACGGTCGGCGTTACTCGCTCAGGGATAAACAGACCCTCTGCGACATCAACGAGGAACAGGAGGCGATTTTCCTGTTCGATAACGGAGAGATTTACCACGGACAGTCCGACGGACAGGTGGACGACGAGGGAGATTTCCCCCTGTTCAAAACAGGCTCTCAGCACGGGATAGCACTCCCGTTCGCTCGGCTCGTCGGCTGGGCGTATCAGCAACCCCCGAGAGACCCCGCAGAGGTCGTCCGAGAACGGCTCAGGGAACTCGCTCGGCAAGCCTCCGAGGAATTGAACCTCGACCTCCTCGCCGTCCGATTCAGACGGGACGACGACGGAAACCTGACCGACATCGCTCTCAGATACGAGGAGCGGACAGGAACAGAATCAGAGAACGGAAACCCTCAGACAGAGGGAGAGCGCAAATAAATCGAACAAAAAATCAGAAACAAAATCGGAAAAATTATGGCAAATTTCGGAATCAAACTCGACCTCCTCAAACTCCGAGGAGCGTTCATGCGAAACCTCAAAGGACAGACAGCGACGAAACGCTGCCTGATTATTCCTGTCGATGAATGCGACGGGATATTCTTCGGCGAAAAGGGCGTTTACCTGAACCTGACGGCAATCGAAATGCAGAATCCACAGTTCAACGACACCCACTGTATCAAACCCGACATTCCAAGAGAGCAGCGGGAGGCAATGACCCCCGAGGAGCAAAAGGCGATACCCATTCTCGGCGGTCTCCACGCAATCGCCGTTCAGCAGCCTCAGATGAATGTCGGAGGCACTCTCGGACAGGATGCGTTCGACGGCGACGGCTGCCCGTTCTAAACAATCTCAAACGCTCACTCAGGAGGGCGGCAATCCGTTCAGGTCGGGGGTCTGACAGCCCCCGATTTCCTGTGCGCTCCATTGCGCCTCCACAATCGACGCAAATTTTATGGATAACCAATCTAACCACAAAAAGCCGAAAGCCCGTAAAACGGAAAATTCGCAAAAATTAAGGGACGTTTTTACCGTCCTCTGTCAGTCAGACCTCCACGTCGAGTGTGTCAAGGAGTTCAAGTTCCACCCCTCCCGACGCTGGCGGTTCGACTATGCAATCCCCGAACACAAAATCGCCGTCGAGGTCGAGGGAGGAGTTTGGACGAACGGTCGGCACACCCGCCCGCAAGGATTCCTCGGAGACATCGAGAAATACAATACCGCCACGCTTATGGGGTGGAGAGTGTTCAGGACGACCCCGACAGAACTCGTCCGAACGGCGACCCTGAAAATGATAAAACAGGCGATTTTTGGGGTTTATGAGCCTGAAAGCAGCCTTTTTTCGCCCAAAATATGATTATATTATAATCATTTTGGTAACTTTGCAGTATGATAACAAAACAAGCCAATCAATGAAAACAGAAATCGTCAAACTCTCACAGGTTCAGGTCAACGAGGCGAACCCCCGAACCATCTCCAAAGAAAGTTTCGAGAAACTGATTAAATCGGTTCTCTCCCTCCCGAAAATGCTCCGAATCCGTCCTGTCGTAACGGACGATTCTCTCGTCGTCCTCGGCGGGAATATGCGTCTCCGTGCGCTGACAGCCATCGCCGATATGTCTCCCGCCGAAATAAACATCGCCCTCGGGAAAATCAGCGGCTACGCACAGAAAACGGAGGCGGAGCGAGAGAACCTCCGAGAATATTGGCGGGCGTGGGTTCAGAACCCGACCGTCGAAATAGTAAGAGCCTCGGAACTCTCGGAGGAGGAGCGTCGGGAGTTCATCATCAAAGACAACGTGGGTTTTGGCGAATGGGACACGGATATGCTCGCAAACGAATGGGATAACGAAGAACTCAAAGAATGGGGCGTGGAAATCCCGTGGAACGAGCCAACAGACAGCGGTTCTCAGGGAGACGGCGGCGGAAACAGCGGGAGCGACAATCCCGACCACCTCTCCCTGAATGACCGCTATGTCGTTCCCCCGTTCTCAATCCTCGACACCCGCCGAGGATATTGGCAGGAGCGAAAGAAACAGTGGTACGCCCTAATCGGCGATATGGGGGAGAGCCGAAACGACACTCTCGTTACGTCGCTCGAAATGAAATACAAAGACCTCTACCAGCGGACGAAACATCACAGGAAAGAACTCGGAATCTCTTTCAAAGAGTACATCGAGAAATACGTCCCTCAGGAGGAACTCGAAAAAGAACAGTCGAAAATCGTCGCTCAGGGCGTTTCAATCCTCGACCCTGTCCTCGCCGAGATAACCTGTCGTTGGTTCGGTCGGGAGGGCTGCAAGACGTTCGACTGTTTCGCGGGCGATTCCGTGTTCGGATATGTCTCGGCACACCTCGGGAACGAGTTTGTCGGGATTGAACTCCGTCCCGAACAGGCTCAAATCAATAACGAGCGGGTCGAGGGAATGTCCGCCCGATACATCAACGACGACGGACAGAACGTCGGTCAGCACCTCGAACCCGAGAGCCAAGACCTCCTGTTCTCCTGTCCTCCGTATTTCGACCTCGAAAAGTATTCCGACCTCCCGAACGATGCCTCGAATCAGGGAACCTACGAGGATTTTATCGCGATTCTCCGCAACGCTTTCACGGCGGCGATTGGCTGTCTCAAACAGGACAGTTTCGCCGTGATCTGCGTGGGCGACGTTCGAGACAAACGGACAGGGGTATATTACGATTTCGTCGGCGACGTGAAACAGATTTTCAAGGACGGCGGAATGCAGTTCTATAACGACATCGTCCTGATAGAAATCGGGGCGACAGCCGCTATCAGAGCCGCCCGATACATGGACGCTCGAAAGGTCGTCAAGATGCACCAAAACGTCCTCGTATTCTACAAGGGCAACCCGAAAAATATCAAAAAGAACTATCCGAAGATTGAGTATGCAAGCGAAGATTTGGAATTTTTCAGAATGGATTCAGGAGACGAATCCGACGACACTCAGGAGAATGTTTGACGAAATCCTCCGCCGCTCGGGGTTTAACGTGCTGAACGTCTCGGAACACCACTTCCAACCTCAGGGCTATACCGCCCTATGGCTATTATGCGAGAGCCACTTTGCCGTTCACACGTTCCCCGAGTTCGGGCGGAGTTATATCGAACTGTCCTCCTGTAATCTCGAATACTATCAGAATTTTCTCAACGAAACGAAACAGTTATGAGCAAGGCACAACATCAGAAACAGAATCAAATCAAACAGGCTCGTCTCGAAATCGTGGCGCAGCTTTATAAGCGTGGCTGGACACAGCGAAAGATTCAGGCGGAGGTTATGCGTCGCCTCGACCTCCCGACCTATTCCCTGAACACCGTCCACCGAGATATTCGCTGCCTCCTCGACGAATGGCGGGAATCCCGTCTCGACGATATGGACGACGCTCTGCAGCTCGAACTCTCCCGAATCGACGACACCGTTCGGGAACTTTGGGAACAGTGGGAAAAGTCGAAAGAGGACTACACCCGCACACAGATGAAACGTCGAGGAATGCCCGCCGCTCGGAATCAGAACGGGCAGAACGTCCAACATCAGGAGGGACAGAATCAGAACGGCGACCGAATCCGAACCCTCCTCGTCGAGGAGAAAACTCAGAACGTCGTCGGTCTCGGGAATCCCTCGTACATCGCCGAAATCCGACAGCAACTCGCCGAGCGACGGAAACTCCTCGGGCTTTACGCCCCCGAGAAAAAAGACGTTCAGGGGAGTATGTCGTTCGCCTCGTTCCTTATGGAAAGCGGGGCGTTGGACGAGGCGGAGAAACAATCGGAGGGAATCGAATTGTAAAACAGCCCCGATTTACCCTCTATTTTCGTCGCTGTGGCTCTCAAATCTCTCCAATGAGGGATTTATCCATTTTTGAGAGAAAACGCGACAGCGGTCAAATAAACGGCTAATTTCAATGTCAAGACAGGACGCAATCATACGACAGCGGGGTGTGGCTCTCCTGAACAGTTGGCGGGCGGATTGGAATAAATTCGTCCGAGAGGCTCTCGGGGTCAATCTCGACAAAGAGCAACAGGCGATTCTCTCCTCTGTTCAGCATAACCCGAGAACCTCGGTCTCCTCAGGGACGGCGAGAGGCAAGGATTTTGTCGCCGCCTGTGCCGCCGTCTCCTGTCTCTATCTGACCCCGATTTGGAATCGTCGAGGGGAACTCGTCGAGAATACGAAAGTCGCTCTCACAGCCCCGACCGACAGACAGGTCAAAAACATTATGCTCCCCGAGGTCTCCCGTCTGTTCAACAGAGCGAAACGGCGGGGAATCATTCTGCCAGGTCGTCTGAACTCCTATGACATCAGAACCGACAACGACGAATGGTTTCTGACAGGATTCAAGGCGGACGAGCATAACCACGAGGCGTGGTCGGGATTTCACGCCGCCCACACAATGTTCGTGGTAACGGAGGCATCAGGTATCGCCGAGGACATTTTCAACGCTATCGAGGGCAACTTACAGGGCGACAGCCGTATTCTTTTGGTGTTTAACCCGAACGTCCCTGTCGGGTATGCCGCCCGCTCTCAGAAATCCGACCGTTGGGCGAAATTCCGTCTGAACTCCCTGACCGCCCCGAACGTCCTCGCCCGAAAGAACCTGATTAGCGGACAGGTCGATTACGAATGGGTCAAAGATAAACTCGACCTGTGGTGCTCTCCTATCTCCGAGGGAGAGGTCAGCGAGGAACTCGACGATTTCCTGTTCGAGGGTCGATGGTATCGCCCCGAGGATTTATTCAGAATCAAAGTCCTCGGAAAGTTCCCGAAAGTCGCCGACGACGTTCTGATTCCGATTCAGTGGATAGAGGCGGCTCAGGAACGGTGGAGACAGTACGGAGGGAAAGAGCCTCTATCGAGAGACCCCCGAATGCTCGGCGTGGACGTTGCGGGAATGGGTCGAGACTGTACCTGTTATTGCGAGCGCAAGGGTCGCTGGGTCGCTCCGTTCATCGCTCGGAACTCAGGAGGCGCAGCCGACCACATGGCGGTGGCGGGAGAGGTCGTCGCCCGTCGTCGTAGAGAGCCTGAAATGCTCGTCTCTATCGACACAATCGGAGAGGGAGCGGGCGTTTACTCTCGCTGTCTCGAACTCGACGACGAGAATTACCTGATTTCCTGTAAATACTCCGAGGCGGCAAAGGACGGGAATCAGGAACTCTCGGACATCACGGGAGAGTATCGCTTTACCAATCTCAGGGCGTATCTCTTTTGGTGTGTCCGAGATTGGCTCAACCCGAAAAATGAAACGGGGGCTATGCTGCCGCCTGACGAACAGTTCGTCGAGGAGGCGACGGAAATCCGTTGGAGATTCCGTTCCGACGGTCGAATCATCATCGAGCCGAAAGAGGACATCAAAAAACGCCTCGGACGCTCCCCTGATAAATTCGACGCTCTCGCAAATACATTCTATCCGATTCAGTCTGTCGGCAGTCAGATAGACCTCGACAGGCTCGCAAGTATGGTTTAATAATTCACTCAAAATACCACAACAAAATGACAATCGAAGAAATTTTGCAATCGACGGAACTCTCTCCAGCGGAGAAAGTCGCCGCCCTGAAAGAGAAAACGATTACCGTCCCGATTTGGGGCGGTCGTAACGGCTTACAGCGGGAGTTCGACCCGACGAAACACCCTGTTATGGATAAGTCGATTTACCCCGACGAGGTAACCGACGACGGGATTCAGCCCGTTAGCCGTGTCGTCGTAGATCTGCCGCGCCTCGCCGTTAAGCGCACGACGGAACTCTGTTGCGGAATCCCCCCTCAGCGAATCTACAAGCCCGAGAACGACACTCAGAAAGAAATCGCCAAATACATGGAGGCGATTTACGGCCGCAACCGCATAAACAGCGTGAACGTCGAGCGTCTGAATTTCCTGTTCGGTTCGTGCGAGACCGTAACTCTGTGGTATGCCGTTGAACAGCGGAACAATCTCTACGGGTTCGATTCCCCCCTGAAACTCCGCTGTCGGAGTTTCTCTCCTATGCTCGGCGACGACCTCTATCCCCTGTTCGACGAGTACGGGGATATGACCGCAATGTCAATCGGCTACACCCGCAAAATCGGTCGCAAGAATGTTCAGTTCCTCGACGCTTACACGGCGAACAAACACGTCAAATACTCGAACGCTAACGGCGGCTGGGAGGAGGTCGAAAACGAGGATATAACCCTCGGCAAAATCCCCGCCGTTTACGTTCAGCGTCCGACCCCGATTTGGGAGAACACGTTCAAAAGTATCGTCTGCGAAATCGAGTGGACGTTAAGCCGAAACGGAAACTATCTCCGCAAGAACTCGAAACCGATATTCATCGTATTCGCCGATAAGATAATCAAATACGGCAACGAGAAAAGCGAGAACAAAGAGTTCAAGTCTGTTATGCAATATCCCTCGGGGGCGAACGCTCAGTATGTCACTTGGGAACAGGCTGTCGAGAACCTGAAATTCTATGTCAACGAACTCCGCTCCCTGTTTTTCACTCAGTTGCAACTCCCCGATTGGAGTTACGAGAAAATGTCGCAACAGGCTCTGTCAGGCGAGAGCCGCAAGCAACTGTTCATCGACGCTCAGATGAAAGTCCATGACGAGAGCGGTCGTCTCCTCGAATTTTTCGACCGAGAGACGAACGTCCTGAAAGCGTTCCTCAAAACTATGCTCCCCGAGCGTTACCACGCCGACATCGACGCTCTGCCCGTCGAGACAAAGATTACCCCGTTCTCGATAACCGACCGCAAGGAAACCGTCGATACGCTTATGACAGCGAACGGAGGTCTCCCGATTATGTCTCAGCGAGAGAGTATCGAGGAGTTCGGCAAGAGCGACGACGTGGACAAAACCCTCGACGAAATCGCCGAGCAGAACAAACTCGATTCATTCGCTCTAACGGAATAACAGGGTTATGGCACAGATAAGGAAAGCACGAACGAAAGCGGTTCAGGAATCCTCTCCCTACAAATGTCGGGACTGTCGCCTGAGTTATGATTGGCATAACAAAGCCCTCGACGGGCATCTGATTCTGTGCCGCTGTAAACAGGACGCAAAAAGCGAGTTCGGGAAATGGTGTAAATTCCTCTCCGACCCCGCCTGTCCTCAGTTCATAAAACGGGAGGAAACAGACAATGGCGAAACGAAATAAATACGACCGACAGCACCTCCGAAACCTGTCAGCCTATGAACAGCGTGTCGAAAACCTATATTGGGACGCTGTCGGGGAGGCTGCTCGAATCGGAGCTGCTATCGGCTCTGTCAAGGGGAACGGGATTTTCCGATTCTCCGATTACCCGACCGTGCGTCAACGTGTCGAGCGACTGTTCGAGACCCTGAACTCTCGGGTTCTCGCCGCTGTCGTCAACGGTATATGTGCTGAATGGACGCTGTCGAATAACAAAAATAACGAACTGTCCCGAATGGTTTTCGGGGATAACGTCGGGCGGCTCTCTCAGGCTCAGTATCGGCGTTATTTCTCGACGAACGATTCCGCTCGACAGGCGTTTCTCGAACGAAAGGTCTCAGGACTGAATCTCTCAGACAGAGTTTGGCGATATACGAATCAGTTCAAAGGGGAAATCGAATTGGGTCTCGACATCGGAATCCGAAACGGCAGATCTGCCGACGACCTGTCCCGAGACCTCCGAGAGTTCCTCCGATACCCTGACAAACTGTTCCGACGGGTCAGGGACGAACACGGGATTTTGCAACTGTCGAAACGGGCTGCGGAGTTCCACCCAGGTGCGGGCGTTTACCGTTCCTCCTATCGGAACGCCCGACGGCTCGCCTCGACGGAGGCAAATATCGCTTACAGGACGAGCGACCACACCCGTTGGCAACAGATGGATTTCGTCGTCGGGATAGAGGTTCGCCTGTCGAATAATCATACTTGCCTCGGGGGAGACGGGAAACGGCATCAATTCAAAGACATTTGCGACAAACTCGCAGGGAAATACCCGAAAGATTTCAAATTCACGGGTTGGCATCCACACTGTCGCTGCCACGCAATCCCCATACTGAAAACACAGGAGGAAATGGCGGAGGATACCCGTCGAATCCTGAACGGAGAGCCGACCGACGGCAACAGCGAGAACAGGGTCGATTCCGTTCCCGAGGAGTTTAACGCTTGGGTCGCTGACAACAAAGAACGGGCGAAAGGGTGGTCGTCAATGCCCTATTTTGTCAGGGACAATCCTCAATACGTCAAAGGGTTCGAGGTCGATACATATTCCCCCGAGGAGCGGAAATTCACTCGGGCGAGGAGCACGTCTGCGGCAATGAAAGAGAGCCTCGGAATCTATCTGTCGAGCCGTTATCCTGAGATACCGAACACCGAAAAAGCCGCCCTATTCCACTACACCCGTGGGGACACGTCGGCGTATCGTCGCCTGAACAAAGAACTCCGCACGGGGGAACTCTCGGAATTTAATCAGGCGTTCTCGTCGCTCCTGTCGAGTGCCCTCGGCAAAATCGAGCCTGTTCAGGGGACGGTTTACAGAACTGTTCGCCTGAATAAAACGAACCTCCGAGCGTGGGTCAATCAGGCGACAAATCAGGAGGAGACGACGTTCCGAGGCTTTACCTCGACGAGCCTCGACCGCTCTGTAATCGAGAATATGATTCAGGCGAAATCGGGAGGACGCAAAAAAAATGAATCGGACGTTCTGCTCGTTATTCAAAGCAAGTCAGGACACCCGATTCAGGATTTCTCTCAGTTCGGAGGACGGTTCGACGGGAAAGCGAATCAGCGAGAGGTTCTGTTCGATAAGGGTCTCCGAATCCGTTTCGACAGGGTCGCTCAGGAGGGAGACCGTTTCGTTTTCTATCTCTCGGAGGTCTGACCCTCCTCGTCGCTCTCGGAGGTCTCGTCGATTCCTCCTGTCGGGTCGTCGGAGACCCTCTCTGCGAAACCGTCGTCGAACATCGCTCGGCGGCGGTTTCTTTCATCAGGGGACAGAGTGTTCCACTCCGCCTCCTCTCGTTCGTCTCGGGCTTTCGCTCGTTCCCACATTTGGTCGAACTGTTCGTCTGTAATTTCCATAATGCTGCAAAGTTAAGTTATTTTCTGCGAATTTCGTCTATGTGGCGATTACTTTTCGTCTTGCTGTAAGTTATCGCATTTGGAATTTGCGTCGATTTGCGGGGCGTTTCTGCGCTTTTTCCGCATTATCGGCTCTTTCGAGATTGAACAGAGCCGTCCCCGATAAGTTTCGCCCTGAGCGATTCCGAGATTCCACAGGCGGGAGACCCGACACCCGACTTGCTCGGGCGTAAAGGTCTCGTATATCGCCGAGAGGGAATGAAAGAAAAACTCTCGACGCTCGTCTCCTGACAGGGGCGGTTTTGAGAACGCAACCCTGTAAATAAACTCCTGTCCCTCTTTCATCGCAAGACCTCCTCAAAGAGATGGAAAACTAAGCGACCGCCGAGGAGTTGGAATGTCCCGACGAATTTCAGGAGGTTCTCGGTCTCGATATTGTGCCCCGTTCCATACAGACGAAAACGCCTCGGTTCGGAATCTGTTTCAGGATTCACAATCGCCCAAAGATAGGCATTCCCGTTCTGTTCCTGAACCGACAGAATCTGCGCTCCGATAGGGAGGAGAATCGTCTGAACGTCCGCTATCTCAACGGGGTATTTATATACTCGTTTCATTCCTCGCCCTCCTCCTGTTTGCGGTTGATACGGGTCTCGGATTTCAGGCGGAAATCCCAGTCTGTTATCGCCTCCGCCTGTTCGTCGGTCTGAACGGAGACCTCTCCGAGGGTCGCCCCGATAAGACGTTCTGCGAGTTCCTCAGCCTCTTTGCGGGAGTTCGCCCGAACCGTAACCTCGCCGCTGAAAACGAGCCTCGCCCTGATTTTGAAATTTTTCTTTGCCATATTGATTTCGATTTTTGCCTGTCCTGAACAGGAGGCGAAATTCTCTTGAACAAAAGTCGGCGGTTACAAAATCCCGTTAGGGATTTATATATCTTTTCTTTTACTTTTCTTTACTATACTTTTCTTTACTTTACTATGTTATTTTGAGTTATAAGGTGGTTATATAACCGTTATAACCTCGTTATGCTCTGTTTGGTAACACAGACCCGCCGTCCTCAATCGGTCGAGCGGCGGGCTGTGGTCTCGCTTAGTTCAGTTTGACACGGTTCAGGAGGTTGCCTGAAATCTCGTGGAGTTCTCGACTGCGTTCAGGCGACAGTTCTCGGGCGTGAGCCGTGATTGCCTGAGTGAGTTTCCAAAGGGTCGAGCCTCCCTGAACGCCGTCCTCGGGGTCGTTCCGCATGAGAATCTTTTCGACCTCTTTCCCCTCCGCTTTCAGGAGGTTTCCGCTCTGAGTGAGACGGCGGATTTCGTGTTCCATATCGACCTCGATTTCCGACGCTCCCTGAATCTCGTAGGCTTTCCGTTCGAGGGTCTCTCGGCTGAACAGACCCTTAGTCAGGTCTCGGACAGCGGAGACGGTCGTCCGTGTGTCGAGTTCGTATGTCTGTTGCGAGAGTTGGAGCGTGTCGGGGAGTTTCGAGCCGAGGTGTACCTGTTTCATCACGCTCTCCCGAACCATTCCGTTCAGGCAGGCTCCGTTCAGGAGGAACGCTCGCATATCGACCGCCCCGTCTCCGTAGTCGGAGGTCGAGAATCTCGCTCCCGCAAAGATTACGACGTTTCCGTTCTTGGCTGTCGGGACGACGAGCGGCTGCGGGAGAATCGTTTCCGCCCAAACTTTCGTGTCGTTCATATAAGCGTCGGAGATAACCGCTCCCTGTCCCGCTGCCTCCTGAACGAAAGCGGTCAGAATCTCGACGGAGTTCAGGCGACGGTAACTGTCGGAGAGGATTCCTCGAACCTGAGAGCCGACGGTGCGGACGAGAACACGGCTGCGCTGCGTCCACCCTGAGTGTTCGTTCAGGAGCGTTGCGGCGAGGTCTCTCGCCCATGCCTCCCCCCCAGCGAGAGAACGGAGGTATCTCTGAGGAACGCCGAGGCGATCTGCGAGTTGCCCGATGGCGTTATCGTGGAGGGAGAATGCCCCGTCGGGCATATTCATCGACAGACGGTCTCCCTGACCGTTGAACGTGATAACGGGGGCGTGGTCGTTCAGTTTCAGGTTCACGCCGAGGGGAGCGATATAGTCCTGAGCGATTTTGCCCTCGTTTACGAGGCGTTCCATCGTTGCCTGAACGCCGACGGCTTTACCGTCAATCATTCGCTGTACTTTGTTGATTACGACTTGGTTCAGACCCTCTTGGTGGGTCGTCGGAGTTGCGATTGCAGTTTCCATGTTTCTGTTATTTTTGAGTTATTGAATGTTTGTCAGAAATTTGTGTGCCTCCTCTGCGAGTTCCTCGGCTGACAGTTCGTCGGAACTCGGCTCGAATCCTGAGAGGTAAGCAGCCTCGATAATGTCGTTCATACCTGATTGGGGTTTAGAATGTGATTGCCTAAAAATTCGAGTGCCGATTCATAAGCGGCGACAGTGAATTTCCCGTCGAAATCGAAACCGATTTTTGCGGCGGCTCTTACGATTGTGCTTTTGGTTACGACGATGGTTTTCGCTCCCTCGACTTTTTCTCCTGTCAGGCTGTAAGCGAGTGCATCGATACGACGACACAGAGAACGAAATACGGGGTTGCCCCCTTTCGTGAAATTCTCTCGGTGGCTCTTTAAGAGTTCTTGGTAATTCATATCCTGTTATTTTGAGGGTTATTATTTCCAATAAAAAGTGATGCGGATTCCGCGACGGAGTTTGCAGCAGCATTTGTCCTCCCCGTTCGAGTAAGCCCGATTCAGGAATTTGTTGGCGAACTCGATTCCGATAAGGGCTATCAGACCGCTCACGCCGACGAGGGTATTGATGCGGTTTCCCTGAGGGTCGATTCCAGCGGCTTTAATTCGGAAATCACGATTTATCGTCGAGGACTTGTATGCGAGTGCTGTTGCGTTCATTTCTGTTCTGTTTTTTGAGGTTAAATGTGATTACATTGAAATCACGTTGCAAATATAAGTGAACTATTTTGAATAGAGTTCATCTTTTCGCAGAAATTTTAACCGAACAGGTTATTTTTAACGCTTATTAACTAATTACCCCTCCAAAATCCCCTTTATAGCGATTTTTCTCACCTGACCAAATAATCAGCAAGAAAATTCAGGCGATTTCGCAAAATAAAGTGATTTTAATATAATCACTCTCAGAAATTATCATTACCTTTGCCGCAGAAAACGAATCATACAATCAGTTAATTTTCAAACAATGGATTACAGACAACAGATTTTAGAGGCATTGAAAGCCAAATTTCAGGGGGTCAGTGCCGACATCCTGAACAGGATTGCCATTAAATTGAGCAAGACTGTTACGTCGGCTGAACAGGTTGCAACCGCTGTCGAGGGGGTAACCTTGCAAAGCATTATCGAGGGTTACGGGGATTCCCGTGCTACGGAATCCGCTCAGACCGCCGTCCGCAACTATGAGACCCAGCACAATCTCAAAGACGGAAAACCTATCGAGAACCCGCAGCCGACAGGGGGACAGCCCTCAGGAGGCGCGTCGTCGAATCCTCCCGCTGGGGGTGCTGAAACCGTTCCCGCTTGGGCGCAGTCGTTACTCGACAGCAACAAGACGCTGACAGAACGTCTCGCCAAAATGGAGGGCGAACGCACAACCGCAACCCGAAAACAGAAACTCTCCGAGGTAATCGCGAAACTCCCCGAGGAACTCCGAAAGCCTTACGAGCGAACCGCAATCGAGAATCTCTCGGACGATGATTTCAACACACTCGTTGGGGAAATCACGACCGAGGTCGAGACGATTTCAGGCTCAATCGCAGCGAAAGGTGCTGTATTCGGCAGACCCGCCTCGAACGGGTCAAAAACTCAACCGAGCGCACTGACCGAGGAACAGGAAAAGGCAATCTCGTTCCGAGAGGGCACCCATAAAGACGGTCAGCAGCCGTTCTAATGTTCAACCGTTAAACTCTCACTAACATGGGAATGACAGTCAACCGCAGAAAGGACACAAAGACCCCCAAAGTCCTTATGCACAAAGTCGCAGACATTCGCGGCGGTGTTTCCGTGAATGTCTCGGAACTCGGAGGCGATTATCTCCGAGAGGGGGCAATCCTCAGCGCACCCGTGGACGGTATCTGCCACGTCGTCAAAATCGCCGTCGTTGTCGCCGACGTTGCCGCCGCCGACAAGACAATCAAAGTGGAGAAATTTCACAATTTCAAAGCGGGCGATTTCGTGATGCTCGACGTGAACTCCGCCGCCGTGAAAATCTCGTCAATCGACGAGAGCAACAAAGCGTATGACACGCTGACAGTCGCAACCGCCCTCGGCGCAATCTCGAAAGGTGCTCAGGTCGTCGAAGCCGCCGCAGCCTCGACCGCCGAAGCAAAGACCTCGGCTCTGAAATACGTTCCTCTCGCCGTCGTCGGCACAGGCAAGCGTATCGAGCCGAAAACCAACCTCGACACCGACGCTTGGGTTATCGCTGTAACAAAGGGAAACCCCGTCCCCGAGTGTGTCGCAAAGCACCTCAAATGTATCGTAAATTATTAACAAACAACGCTTAAACAATGGCAACAATCGTAAACACCCTGATTCAGGGTCTTACTCAGCAGATGGTTCAGTCTCGCGTGAATTCTGCTGACGCAACTCCGTTCCTGTTCGGCGTTCATTTTCCCGTTAAAAAGGTCAACGGGTTCAAGTGGAAAACCCTCCAAAACCAGCT